TTGATTATTATTAATTAATAGTGTATTCACTTCGTTACATACACTAATAATTAATTTAGATTTGCTAGCTCGATTTCACCACTAGCAATTTTCTTGGTTAGTTGTTTGCTGTCTAAACCTAAATACATATTTCGGTATTTACTTGTCGTCCTAGAGTAGTTGTAATAATACTTATCAAGAGTAATTTTAGAATCAACTATTTGCACAATGCAAGCACCGTAGCTGTAAAACCTCGTTAAGTGTTCACCTTTGTCATTTTCTAAATTGATAATGTGATGATTATTTACCATTTTATTGGTATTTGGATTTCTAAATCCACATGATTTTGATTTGATTTCTACTAACGACATATTAGTTCCTCGTTTTAATTAAATAAATGAATTGCTATTGCACCTACAATTAGATGATAGATGCACACTATTGATATAATTATAAACCATTTCAAACATATTTCTGTATAATCTTTCTTCATTAAGTAACCTTTCTATATTATTAATGCTGTTCAGCATGGCATCGAACACATAAAACAATACATTTATTCATTTCTTTCAATATTGCTTTTTTCGAAAACATTGCATTTATCATATCACTTACATTATGGTTTTTATTCTTATCCACATGATGATATTCTAAAGCTCTTGGATACCTATTGTATCCACATTCACAGCATTTCTGTTTTTCTTTTATATTCAAATACCATTGTCGAAGTTTTTCCCTTCTTTTTTTATTGATAGTTTTATAATAACATTTACAACAAGACTTTCTTCTGTAATGTTTTCTAGTACCATCCGACAAAGTTCTCCAAGAAGCTGTGGCAAATTCTTCGTGTAGTTTCATTTTACCACAATCTTTGCATTCTTTTTTAATAGCTTCGATATCTTTAATTAACATAAATATCTTTTAAATTAGATTAATTAATATGCTTACCAAGTATATTGATAAACCGATTAGACTACTTGCGAGCATAAAAAATGCTACAAATAATATAAAATCAATCATTAAGCTGATTGTGTGCTGTGTATTTTTCCTCACTTAAATACCTCCGTTAAATTTCTGTTTTAGTTTGTCGGTTAAATTGGCTTCGTTCTTTTTGCTAGCTTTTACTAGCATAGCTGAAGCTATGTAATAATGCTTACCACGTAATCTTTGTTTTCGATTTATCGAACTTGTAAACTTTGAAGCTGAACTCGTAGAGTTAAATTTGTTAATAATATTCACGGCGAAGCCGTCGTCCTTTGTAGCCTTGACCAAGATTTTTTTGCCGTCTTTTTTAGTTATTTGGTTTTGGATTGTTACCATGAGTTCCCTTTTATTTAGTTTTAATATAGTATTCACTTACGTTCATACTATATATAAAACTTATAAAAGGTTTACTCATAGGTAACTTAATCCATAAACCTAAATACTTGCCGTCGTCGTTGACCTCGTAACTGTACACGTTAAAACGGTATTCTATGCGTAAGGGGGTCAAATATGGGGTTTTGTCCCTGTGTACTGTTTAACGCTTAAAAATAGGGTTAAATAGATGTTTTACGTCGTAGGGGTAGCAAGGCATACCTCGTAGTATAAAACGGTTAAATTCGGTACGTTTTGAGCTTTATTTGATATATTTAGGTTATAATTTGCGATAGGTTATCGCTAAAGGGTAAAAAAAAACCCTACGAACTTAATCGCAGGGCTTTTTTCTGTTGCTAGCTTTTAGCTAGTCTATAAAACGGTCGTATGCATCCGTTTCGCAGTCCCAGTGTGGATTTTCTTTCGACAACTCAGTCCAACAAAGTGCTTCAATCATTTTATAGTTTTGAGGTAATTGGTTGCAATACTCATTTAATGGCAAGTCTAAGCTTGGCAAGTCTTTAAGACTAAACCCAAAGTCTTTTTCAAAGTCTTTAAGTATTGCCTGCTGTTCCTGTTTTGCTAGCTTGTCATTTATTACTGATTGGCTGTCATTGATTGTTATAGTGTTTAACATGTATTTGTCCTTTGTTTTGTTAAGTGTTAAGTTTGCCATTTTTTGGCTGATGTATATTAATGATAGGATTTAAGCAATTGCAAGCGTTTATTTATTATTGAGCTAGCTTGAGCGTTATGAGCTGTTTTATTGACAGAAAAAAAGTCAAGTCAACGTAAAATGACAATGTTAAACCGTTATCGACGGGGACGGCGTATATATATGTACCCTCCATAAATTTTTTACCCTATTTTCTACAAAGGTATAGCATTCGCATAGCAACCCTATTGCCATCGCATAGCACTGCTATTGCGACTGCATGTAAACCTTAGGTTTAGTTAGGACTATATTAGATTTATTAATATAAGGTTTGTACTTAAGGTTTATAAACCTTAGGTTTATACCACCTAAACAGAAAGAAAGGAATAATTATGGCGTATGAACAAAAAGACATGACAGGTTCTATATTTACTAACGCTGGTAAACAAAAAGAAAACCAACCAGATTTTACAGGCTCTTTTAAAATTAAGGGTGTTGTATACAATGTAGCAGGTTGGAAGAAACAGTCAGCGAAAGGCATGGAATATGTCAGCTACAAAGTAGAGGAAAAAGAAGAAAAGCTACCATTTTAAGTGATAGTAACCTGTAAAGGAAAGGAGTTTGAACAGTATGAACTCGATGAGATTAAAGCTGTTGGAATTAAAACAATCGAAAACTGGCGTGATGCAAAGATTGGTGATTGGATACGGACTCATGATAGTAAGGTTATTAAAGTTATTGGAAGGCGTAAAAGGGTTTTTACTGGGAAGCGCAAACCGATTACTTTTATACGCACAGGTTATGGAGAAACACCAACCTACCGAAAAAAAATCTATGCACTTAGACAAAAAGATTGGGGAGGAGAAGATGACCTCAACAAGCAATATGTCAGAGATGTACCAGCTACTACACTTCAAAAACAGTTCGCAGACTACATTTCCAAAAACGGAAAGCTGGACAAGAACGGTAAGTTCAATACAGAATCTATCGTCGATGCCTACATGTACGCTTTCAGCGACAACAATCCCAAACAGTCACTTAAAAGAGGTCTTAGAATTTTACGCAAAAAACATATCGTTGATAGGATTAACATGAATATAAGAGAAACCTTATTAGAGCATGGTATGGATGATGATTGGGTTGCCAGACAATACAAAGACCTTGTAGATTCAGGCTCTGGTGTAGCTAAACTAAATGCGTTAAATCGTGTGTCTGATTTGTTAGGTCATTCTAAAAAAGAAAAAGAAGAAAAGACGCAAAACATTATCATGATTTCAGATGGTGATAAGAAGCTATT